AAATGTTTCTCCGTGGTTCAGGTTTTCATCCAACAGGTATTTTAGACTTTGTAGATGAAGAAGATGAATATACCACACCTAAATTTGAACCTGCGGTAGATGAGGATGAGAAATTAGATGAATGGACTCAAACTCTAATAGATGATTGTGAATGGCCTTTTCCTAAAGAAAGACCATCTGAAGGTCCTAAAGAAGAACCATGGCATGATGTGTCACCATCTGTTGCAATGCAATGGACAGTAAAAGAATTGCAAAAAGGACCTATGACTGTTGAATCAGTTACAAACATTTGTCCTGTATGCAAAATTGATAATGAGACAATGAAGAACAACAAATGTTGGGACAATAATTGTCCAAAAGGAAATGATGCCAACTAAAGATGAGATGGCAAAATTTGCCAAGTCCATAGAAGAATTCGTTGCAAATACAAAATACAATTACATCGAAGCGATTGTTGAGTATTGCAAAGTAACTGGACTTGAAATTGAAGTGGCGGCTACATTAATTAATTCTAATCTAAAATCAAAGATTGAAAATGTGGCATTAGATAATAACATGTTAAAAGAAAAGGGTGCTCGGTTACCAATATGATATCAGGATATGAAGCATTTGGACTCTATCAGGCTCTAAAACTTCACTTCACAACAGACTCATATGATTACTTCAAATATGGTGGCAAGACTAATATTAGTGTTACTGCATTTGAAAATCGTAAAGACAAATATCACTTCTATAAATTATCTCGCAAGTATACCAACAAAGAAGATTTAATTAATTTTATTGTTGCTAATTTTATAGAAGATGAAAGGTCATGGGTAGGACCTTTGTTGCAAGAAGAGGCTGATATGAATTTCCGTAAACGACAAAAGGTAATTCAATCACTATCATACACTTTTGAAAATGACTGTATACTTATTTTCGAGGACTGTATACTTAATCCTAATGAAGTATTAAAGACTGATGGTGATTACCCGGTACTACTAACCAAGACTCTGAGAAAAGAAATACAAGTTGAATCATTGTGCCTACTTAATCAGATTCTTGGATTCTTTCCCATGTGGACAAGTAAAATCAATGATACTATTCGATGGCCAGAAGTTAGGCGAAAGTGTATCAAGTATACCTCTTTTCTACCACAAGATAGTGTAAAATACAAGTTGATTTTGAAAAAGGTGTTGAATGAAAATCTCTAAGATTTATTTGGATATGGATGGTGTTCTTTGTAATTTTGAACGCCGTTATTTTGAGAGATACAATGAGTTACCCGGTTCAATGCGTGACCGAAAAGACTTTAATGTACATTGGGACGATTTCATTCTAAATTATCAGTTTGAAACTTTAGACTGGTGGCCCGGTGGTAAAGAACTACTGACTTATGTTTGTTTTCTACATAACGAACATGGGATTGAAGTAGAAATGCTAACTTCTTCTGGTGGACAAAAACACCATGCAGAAGTAGCAAAGCAGAAGCAAGTATGGTTGGATTCTAAAGGAATTATTTTTAAGGCGAATGTCGTTGCAAGTCGGAAAACAAAATCCGAATATGCAAAACCAGACACAATCCTTATTGATGATACACCTGATGTAATTCAATCATTCAATGCGGCAGGTGGTATAGGTATTCTGCATAAAGAGGTCGGTAACACTTTGTTGAAACTGAAATCTCTGGTTACAGAAGACATATATAATCTGATATAATGCATAATGTGGATAAGAAAATATATTAACATACAATTTATACAAGGAAAATACATATGAGTTCATTTGCTAATCTTAAGCGCAATCGTAGTGATATCAAAACACTTACAAAAGCGATTGAAGCAACCTCTCAACCTGCTGAGGCAGGATCCAAAGATGACACACGTTTCTGGCAACCAGAAGTAGATAAGGCAGGTAATGGCATGGCCGTTATTCGTTTTCTTCCTGCTCCTGCGGTTGATGGTGACGATGCTCTTCCATGGGTTCGCACATTCAGTCATGGTTTTCAAGGACCTGGTGGTTGGTTCATTGATAACTGTCTCACAACTCTTAATGAGAAGTGTCCAGTTTGTGAACATAACAATACACTATGGAATTCTGGCATCGAAGCCAATAAAGAAATTGCTCGTAAACAAAAACGCAAGTTGACTTACGTTGCAAACATTCTGGTCGTATCAGACCCAAGTAATTCATCTAACGAAGGTGAAATTCGTTTATACAAATTCGGTAAGAAAATCTTTGATAAGATTACTGAAGCAATGAACCCTGAGTTTGCGGATGAGACACCTGTTAACCCATTTGATATGTGGGAAGGTGCTAACTTCAAGTTGAAGATTCGTAATGTTGAAGGCTATCGCAATTATGATAAATCAGAATTTGCTGCTAAGTCTGCATTACTTGATGGTGATGATGCCAAACTTGAAGAATTGTGGAAGAAAGAATATTCTCTGAAAGATTTTACAGAGAAGAAACAATTCAAACCTTATGACCAACTCAAGACCCGCCTTGAAAAAGTTCTAGGTTTTGAAGGTATCGCACCTGTAACTAAGGCTGATACTGCCGTAGTAAGCAAGTTTAATGATGATGATATTTCTGTGATTGATAAACCAGTTACAGAAGATGAAGATTTGGATTACTTCAAATCACTTGCACAATAAACAAATAAGATTTTGTTTGAACCCTGCTTAGGCAGGGTTTTTTTATGTCGATACGGATTGTAAACCAATCAATGTTTGAATCAATTCATTGTCATAAGACGAACTAATTCCACCAGAACTACCTCCTGATGATATGTTTACTGGAGCTTGATTAGTTTTATTTGATTGTGTTGTGAGTGTAGCAAGAGCTGCAATAGAGTTTATCATACCTTCTACTGCATTTTCTAATGGGTCTTTCTGAGATTGTTGTGCTAGGGTAGTTCCTGTGCTTGGTGTTGGAGCAGATTGACTTGGCGCAGAAGCAACTTTAACAGAACCACCCATACTTGCAAATACAGTTTGTCCTATTTGTTGACCACCATGAGATTGCATTTCTGCCATTTTTTTATCGAATTTTGCTTGTCCACCAACATCTTTATATGCACCGGGAACGGCAGATGTAAATGAATCTAATCCTTTGGGAACAAGAGCTATATTATCAGCAATTTGTTTTTCTATTCCAGGTATAATTTTTTTAGCATTTGCACTATGTGGATTATCTGTTGTACCTGATTTTCCATCTGGTCCTGTTACCGCTTGAAATTGATAAGGTGCATTTAAAACACCTATTATATCTCCACCAGCTTTCTTTGCTCTATTCAATATTACAGAAGCAACCGCTGCTCTTTCCATTGCACTTGACGCAGCTTCGGCTCCAGTAACTCTTAATAATGCATCATATTCCGCATCAGATATTGCTTTACCCAAATACGCTTCTATTTGATTTCTACTATTATCATTTCCAGTCCCACCAGAGACTGCTGTAGGCGAAGTAGCACCACTTCCTTTAATAGTAGCGTTATCTATTGCTCTTACTGATGCTTGCTGACTTACTGGTGTTGGAGATTTATTGCCCGAAATTCTCTGTTCTGATTTTGCAAATGTTTCTTCAACACCAGAGATATCTTGTCCTTCATCCTGCATCCTTTTTATAATTTGTTTTTTAAGTGCATCAAGTCTTTGCTCAATTGTTTTAGCTTTTGTTGCTAATCCTTGCATTGCTCTATTATAGCCATCTTCTGTTATTTTTCCTTCACTATAATTTTTTATCACTTCATCAACATCTTCTTGTATTGATTCTAATGTTTGCGTATGTGTTTCTACTGCGGCCAATTCACTAGGTGTCAATAAGTTTGCTATATCATACAACATCATTGCTATCATGAAAGCACCACCAATTGGACCTGTTACAGCACCTAATGCAGCTCTACCAAATGATTTAGCCGTAATTCTAGTTGCAGCTGCTCTCGCTGCACCTTTTTCTGCGGCCATTTGTTTTGCTTTGTTTTCAGCAATTTTTTCTTCTGCTGACATTGCAAATCCAGGTTTTGTTCCTGGTGGTGTTGTTCCTGGTGATCCAGGTTTTGTTCCTGGTGGTGTTGTTCCTGGTGATCCAGGTTTTGTTCCTGGTCCAATTGATCCACCAACTTTTGCACCCCAAGCCGCAGCGGCTGTACCAGCAGCTGCTGTTAATCCTGCTAATGCAGATATTAATAGTGCAAAAGCCGCATATAAAGTTCCACCAACAGCTAAAACGGTCAAAAGTCCACCAGGAACACCAAGTTCATCTTTTAAAGTTTGGTCTATTGATTTAACTACATTAAATAATTGTCTACCTAATTCAACAAAAACATCAATAATAGCAAGAATAACTTTGGGATCACTTAATGCTTCTCCAGCAAGAGTGATAATATCTTTAATACCTTTAAAAACTGATTCAAATACATCAACTAAAAATCCTTTTATAGATTTTCTAGTTTCTTCATCTTCTAATATTTTACCTATAACTGCTATGGCACCGGCAATTAGACCTCCAGTTAATAATGATTTAAAGAAACCACCTATACTATCAAAAAAACTACCACCAGATGAACCAGAAGTTTTAGATACTTGAGTTGGAGACGTATCTTTCTTTTTCAAAAAACTTGATTCATATGCATCTTCTTTAGTTTTCGATTGATTGAAAAAAGAAGATGCTTTAGTTGCCGGAGTTCCACCTTGAATTGTAACTAATTTAGCAATATTTAATTTTATAGATTTTATATCACCCGCAACTGTTGGGCCGGCTAATTGTGATTTATAATTTTCTGCTAAAGTTGCCATTATCGTCTTGCTCTCTGTTGTTCTTTTTGTTTCTCATTTTCTTCTTCGATATGTCTCATTAACATATCCACATACAACTGTCTTTCCCAAGGTAACATATTATCCAATTCTGTCAAACTATATTTGTGGTGTTGCATTAATGCAAAATTAGTTTGATAGTGATTACCAAGGCTTTCATGATTTAAATTTATACGAAAAAACTTTGAATTCCCTCAAGTGTAATCTTTTCTTCATAATTGCATTTCGAACATTTAAACTCTAGTTTCTTAGTAATTTTTGGCATAGTATCAAAAAAGTTTTGAATTTTTTCAAGGTCTTTTTGTTGTAAACTATCAATAAATTCAACAAGTTCTTCTCTTGGTGTTGTTTTTGGATAGTACATATTTTCTTCATCGTATATGTAATCAATGCAATCAATTATAATATCCACAATAGTATTAACATCTTTTTCGGAAGAATCTAATTTAGAGGCTAAATCAAAAGTTGGATGTTTTAAAACAATTCCTAATTTTGGTGTAATTTCAATTTTACTGTTGTGTTTTTCATTCAATGTTGGTTCAATTTCTAAAACATTAACATCAATTTTTACTAAATTACCACAAACTTTATCTTCGTTGTTCTCATTCTTTACTACATTATTGCAATTAAATTTCAAATTAACAACTTCTCCTACGGATCTAGCTCTAAGATGTAAGAAAAGATTTTCAAGGTCAAAAGTTGGTAATGAATTAACATCGATATCGGATAATATGCAATTATTTAAAACTTGTTTAATAACTGATATTGTATCTTTTGATTCTCCTGATTCTGAAGCCATCAGGAAAAGTTTTTGTTCTTTGACCAAAAAAGGTCTGAATTTTACAACTTCTCCTGTGGAAATTAATTTTGTTTCATAGATGGGTGTATCAATTTTAGGTAACATAATGTCCTCGCTTGTTAATAATTAAAGTGCTCTTCCAAGTGGTGATAACCTAGATGCTGCGGATCCAAAAATAGCAGCTGCCGCTTTGCCAACATCATAAGTTCCATCGTATATGGTTTTATATTTTTGATAAGAAAATTGAACTGATAATCTATGAAAAGCATCATCACTCCAATTTAATGCTTGTGGTGCTATTCCAACAGGAAATGCATCAATTAATTCTATTGCATAAATTTGTTTAATAAAATCATCATATTGAATAATTTTAATGTTTGTCATGTACCTTGTTTCTTGTCCTTTTGGAAATCTTACATTATTTGTATCGGTTGGACTAATTGCTTCTAACCAACGGTCAAATAATTTCCTTTCATAAAATTCATTAGTACATAAAAATGTCAATGTTGTATCACCAGCATATTGTGTTGAATAGGGAACTTTGAAATTTGGTCCATAAACTCTAGCATCATGTGTTTGTAATGTTTTTCCTGGTAATTCTGCTGATTCACATTGTAAAGCTAAACTTCTTGAAATAGCTGGATTTGCTCCCTGTGAAGAACCTCCATCTTTTCCAATTGCCGAATTTATTGCATCGGATACATTACCAAAAATTGAATTTGGAAAATTCAAAATCTTTTCAAGAACAGAACTTTGAACAAAACTGCCAA